TACATCGTCATCGATGACTTGGATGACGACGAACTGTGCCGCAATGAGAAACGGGTGCATGACATTACAGACTGGGTAAAAGAAGCCCTTTTTGGTGCACTGGATGTGGGCCGGGGACGCTTTATCATGGTCGGGAACCTCATTTCTAAAAACTCGGTGCTGGCCAATCTCACCAAGACAAAAGGGGTGCATGTATCCGTCATCAAAGCAATAGACAAGAACGGAGAACCGGTATGGCGCGAAAAATGGACGAAAGAAGAGGCGCAGGAATACAGGGATTTTGTAGGCTACCGGGCATGGGAAAAGGAGATGATGCACAACCCCATCGTGGACGGCACTATCTTCCGGGCAGACTGGATTCGTTACAAGAAACTGCCCAGACTGCCCAAGTATGAAATGCTGGTCTGCTATACCGACCCCTCTTTCAAATCGACCACTTCCAACGACTACAAGGCTTGCCGGCTTTGGGGCAAGATCGGGAAGGAACTGCACCTTATAGACTGCTACGTCCGGCAGGATACCGTTTCCGGAATGGTACGGTGGCTTTACGACCTCTACGAGCGTACACGCGATACGGCAGCCGTCCAGTTCTTTATGGAAGCGAACTTCATGCAGGATGTCATTCTGGACGAGTTTGAGGCAGAAGGGAATCTGCGTGGATACCAACTGCCCATCATGCCGGACAAACGAAAGAAGCCGGACAAGCTCCAGCGCATCGAAGCGGTGTCACCATTATGGGAACGCGGTTTCGTATTCTACAATGAGAAGTTGAAAGAATCGCCGGATATGCAGACCGGAATCGAACAGACCTTGGCACTGGAGCGTGGCAGCCGTATTCACGATGATGCACCGGATGCCGACGAGGGAGCCATCTGGATGCTGCAGCGCAATTCAAGGCAGGAGAGTTTTCAACCGGTGTTCGGTAAAAGGCCGACCGCCAAAAATATATGGTAACATGATACAGCTGATTAAAAGAATGATTTTTGCATGGCGCTATAAACGTGCCGTTGCCCGTGCTTGCAAGTACGCCAAGCTCTACGGAAGAAAGTACTACGTCCTGTATATGGGTGGCAAACTGAAAGTTGTCCCCAAAAGGAACATCTGTGAACTGATTCACCGCCACCGTTTCCGCAAGGGAACCACTATCCGGGATATAGAAAAAATGGCATTGTTCATCACTAAATGAAAGTAAAGTCATGTTCATTACAGAAGAAGATTACAAAGTTGTCATCGGCGACAACGCATTAAAGGTTATCTCGCAGGTAAGCCCGGAAAACCGTACCAATGCAGAAGCGGAAGCCCGGGAAGAAATTGCCGGTTATCTACGGCCGAAATACGACTGTACGGCCATTTTCTCTGCACAGGATGAACATCGGAACCGCCTCATTGTCATGTACACCTGCGACATTTCACTTTACCACATGAGTGCAGCCATGCCGCAAAAGATGGGAAGCGAGATACGCAAGGAACGGTATGAACGGGCCATCAAGTGGCTTGAAGGCGTACAGGCCGGAAAAATTGTCCCTGATTTGCCTTTGGCTGTCGGAGAAGATGGGCTTCCGTCCGGAAATTCATTTGTTTACAGCTGTCAGAAGCAGCTTCATCATAACTGGTAGGATTATGGATATTAAAGACTTTTTCAGCGGTATGTTTTCCAATAAACCGAAAAACGTACTGCAAACGCCATACGGCAATTTTAATCTGGCCAAGGGGAAAGACATCAAGCGGGTGCAGAAAATGGTCATCGACCTGCAACGCACCACCGATGCACTCACCCGGAAGGACATCAAGAACTGGCGCGATGCCTGGCAGTATGCCATCAATGTGGACAGTCCCAGCCGCCAGCGCCTGTACGACATCTACCGGGACGCGGAAATAGACCTTCACCTCTCCGGGTGTGTGGAGCAGCGCAGAGGTTTTGTCATGGCACGTTCTTTCAAAATCGTGGATATGAAAGGGGATGAGAACGAGGAAGCGGTTCACTTCTTTGACCAGTCCTGGTTCAAGCAGCTCATGCGCTATGCACTTGATTCAATCTACTGGGGACATTCGCTCATCGAATTGGGCGACCTTTGCACTGACGGCGACGGCTGCATCTGTTATTCGGATGTGAAGCTTATTCCGCGCAAACATGTCATTCCTGAGTATGGGCGTGTCATTACCGACCTCGGGCAGGACTGGACTACAGGTATAGACTACCGCCAGCCTCCTTTTTCCGACTGGCTCATTGAGGCAGGTAGGCCCGACGACCTCGGGCTGTATCTCAAGGCTGCTTCACAGACTATTCCCAAAAAGAACATGCTGGCCTTTTGGGACACCTTCGGGGAAATATTCGGAATGCCCATGCGTATAGCACGCACCACTTCGCGCGATCAGAAAGAGATTGACCGTCTCGACAAGATGTTGCGTGAAGCCGGAACCGCCCTCTCCATGGTGGCAGGAATGGAAACCGAAATCGAATTTGTGGAAAGCGGCAAGGGGGACGCATTCAATGTCTATGACAAGCGTATCGATCGGGCCAACTCCGAACTGTCAAAGCTTATCATCGGGCAGACGATGACCATCGAGGACGGAAGCAGCCTATCACAGTCGGAAACGCACCTTGAAGTGTTCCAGAACCTCGTGGAAAGCGACTGTGATATGCTTCGGGATATAGTGAACAACCAGCTCATTCCGCGCATGGTGCGCCACGGGTTCCCTGTTAAAGGGCTGCGCTTCGATTGGGACTACTCCATTGACTACACGCCCGAACAGCAGAAAGCTTACGAGGAAATGGTACTGCAACACTACAAGGTAAAGCCTCAGTACTTTGAGGAAAAATACGGTATCCCGTGCGAGGAGAAGGAACCGAAAGAAGAGCCGGACCCGACAGAACCGAAAAAAAAGAAAGACGGCAAACCGGCTGAAACGCTGTCCCGTTTTTTCGACTGAGCCCCGATGATTATTCGGGGCTGCACCAGCGGTATGCCCACCTGTTGGGCAAACAGAAACTATGCCTCTCCATGGAGGACGAGGCAAAACTCATGCGCGACAAGCTCACGGAACGCTTTGACCGCATGATGAAGGAGCTGTTCCGGCAAGAAGGGGCAAACCTTGAAATAGGTATCCTGGCATCCGAAGAAGCGCAGGATTTTATAGAAGCTCATTCTTCTGTCTTGAACGGTTCATTCCGAAAGGTGGAAATGTCCGAGACCATGCGCAAGCGGCTGGAGCGTTCCAACTATGTATTCTCCGGCTTGAAGACCTTCCATGAACTGAATGAAGCCTTTCCCTCCCTGTTGGATGAAAACGGCAATAGAAAGACGTTCGAACGCTTTTTGAATGATGTCCGGAAGATCGACGAAACATACAATTCAAACTATCTACGGGCTGAATTCACCTTTGTACAGGCTTCGGCTGAAATGGCAGCCAAATGGGAACGGTTCATGCAGGACGGCGACCGCTATTATCTACAGTACCGCACGGCCGGGGATGCAAAGGTACGTCCCACCCATGCAGAAATGGCCGGCATCACACTCCCGGCTTCAGACCCGTTCTGGGCAGAATTCTATCCTCCTAACGGATGGGGCTGCCGCTGTTCCGTGGTCCAGGTACGCAAATCCAAGTATCCGCCTACAGACCACGAAGAGGCCATGGCAAGGGGGAAATCAGCTTTGGAAGTTGACAAAAAGGGAATGTTCCGGTTCAATGCAGGCATGGAACAAAAGACGATGCCCGACTATAATCCATACACCATCAAGCGCTGTAAGGATTGCGATATGAACAACGGAAATATGAAACTGGTCTTCGTTCCGGAAAATGAATTGTGCGCCGCATGCAAACTGGTAAGAACATTGGCCAATGCAGATGCCAAACAGATAAAGAAGCAAGCCAAGCCATTGCAGGGAACAGTTATCACGAATAATGAATTCCCATTCCCGGTAAACATATCAAAACGCACGCTTCAAGAATGGACCAACCAGCCATACAAGTTCTACCATGAAAAGAACCTCATGCTTCTGGATATAAAGAATGTATTTGCCAAAGCCAAATACCTGGGAACAGCAGATAACCACAAAGGTATTCCACACCTCATACAATCGCACATTTTCGAGATAGAAGTAAGAGGTGAAAAAGCACTGATAATAGTTCGGGAATACGACTGGCACGAATACACGCTGCACAGTCTTTCAGAAGGAGGTGAATTATACAAACATATAAAAAAGAAAGAATAGCGAAAGACGCAAGCTCCGGGAACTACAATCCCGTTCTGAACATCTAACGCTATTCCTCACTGCAAATATACAAAACAATTTTTAAAAACAACCCGTTATGAACAAAATTATCGAATTTCTCAAACAAAGCAACCGCTACAAACACCTTATTGGCGGTTTGTTGGTAGGCATTTTGGCCTTCACCCCGTGGACAGCGCTCTATGCTGCAGCTGTCGCAGCCTCCTGTCTGGAACTGAAAGACAAACTGAAAGGCGGACTTTGGGACTGGATAGACTGGTCTCTTACCGTCATAGGCGGCATATTGTCGGCCCTATTTTGGTGGATAGTGTAATGCTTTAGCTCATTTTGCCTGTTAAATCAGTAACTTTGTACCCGGTGGAGCTTCCCGATAGTCCGTGTGGTCTATCGCGGGTACAACAATGCGAACGCGAATGGCGGTGTGTCGAATGCGAATGCGAATAACGATGCTTCGAATACGAATGCGAATATCGGCTCGCGTCTGGAAATCTAATTAATCGGCGTACAGCACCGGGGACGTGTCCCCGAAGCGGTGCCGAGGGAAGCAAGCCACAGCAACAGCACCCATTAGGGTGGAAAGCTGAAAAATCACGCGTCGGGTGGAGTTTGGTAGGCTGTTATCAGTTCGAAGAAGTCAGATC